TATTATAACTTTGGTCAACATATTTTTCTTTTGCAGAAAATATTGTTGTCTATTACTTGCCAAATCGTCTGCTATACGGTTTGGCTTTTCTTTTTATAGATTATTCATCAGATTTTAATTTTCATCAATCCGGCAACAAACTTTACCGCACGATATAAAACAACGCATACCCACAATTTTGTATTGTTCAAGTCAAGATGTGCGTCATCTGTGCCTGATACAATACCATTGTCCAAACACCATTGAACAGGCTTATGCGCCCATTCAGGCATATTGTGGTCGATACAGTCATAAATCATTTCTGATTTATCTGCCTTTTTATTGTCTAACTCTTTTATTTTTTCGATAAGTTCCTCATATTGTGACACTGTCAGTCCCTCCTCATTTCTTAAAATCGATTTTACTTTTTCCTTAAACGCAATCCAGCCTTCACTGTTATTAGTCGCCCACTGTGCTGGACACTGTTTGTCCCATACGTCATAATGACGTAAAACAAACGTATCAACCGTATCTGCCGTAATGCCTATGTATTTGCATAATTCTGCACACAAATATGCAGTGTTGTTGATTGTTTTTTCAGATACAATGGAATTTCCGCTACAACACATTTCAATGGATATGCTGTTTATGTTGCGACATTCGGCATGCTTATATACCTTTGTGCCGCCCACCGCCCATGCAGCATTATTCAATGCGACTGATTGATAACAACTATCATCATCAGTAAACAAATGTGCCGATGCACCTCGTGAACCATTATGAAAATATGTTGCATTTGCTTTTGCGGTGTCCTTTGCATTTCCTGTGTAATGAATTACAATGAATTTCACTACACGGCTACTGTATGTGTAATAGTTTGCCGATGATGACTGTATTGACGTATCAATGTCAATACCCTTGAACTGTTTGATTGGGAAACCATCATTTATTGTCCTCATACTTACCACCTCTAACAACGAAATTTTCCCATTTTTTATAAACATCAAAGTATGTTTCGTTCTTATCTCCGTTATGGGTTATTTCGTAATACATTCCGTCCGATACAGTTGTTGACGCCAACGCTTTAAAATTCTGCAAGGTTTTGCAGCTCCAAACAATATATACATTATCTTCAGTAATTGTTTTATGGTCTGTCTTATCTACATGACTGTTAAAATAGTCAACGATTGTTTCTTTTATCAGTTTTATAAATTTTTTATCTGTCATATTTCATTACACCTCTTTCAATTCAATATCTTCCATTACTGCTCGCGCCTCTAAAATTGCCAAATAGTCAGCCATTGCGTTTAGTTGTATGTTGTATGTACTGCGTGGACACGTTGGGGAAAATTTTAGTTTTCCCCTGTCCCATTCCTCCAACATTTTCTTTAATCCTTTGAACCTATTGGCTAATTGATAATATTCCGCCTTGAAACGTTCCTTATAATCTGCACTATTCATCAGTGCAACGGTATCTTGTAACGTCATATTTTATTCCCCCTTTTCGTTATTCACTTCCGGCAATCCCGTCGCAACTGATGTCAGCAACGACAGTACGCCTGCTAATGCCGCCGCTGACGCAACCATTACCCAATTTACATCTCCCATAGCTACCGCAGTACCTATAGTGGCAACTGCTGTCTGTGCAATCGTCTTGATTGCTCTTATTCCTGCCGCTTTAAACCAATCTTTCATTTTTATGTACCTCCTAAAATACTAAAATCCTAACATTTTAACAAAATAACCTATCAAACCGCCTACTAACGCCGTAATAATAGCGGCGACTACTGTTTCATATCGTTTGTTAGGTTTCTTCTCGATTTCGTCTACACGTTCCGTGATGTCATTCACGTCCTCACGCATAGCCTTTGTTTCTGTGGCTATGATGTGGACGCTTTCGGTCAGTTTGTCCAAACTATCTAAACGGTGGTGTGCCGACTTCGTAGACTGCTCCACTACGGTCAATCGCTCCCATAATTCCTTATCGTCAACTTCCACTTACTTAGCCCTCCTCATTCTTATTGATTTCTGCCACCAATTCTTTGTAGTCATTATCGGTTAATCCCCCCGACAAAACAAGTACATCAAATTTTTCAAGCATTTGTTCTTTGCTCATTTTTCCAACGGCTACAATTTTCTTGCACAATCCATATGAACGTCCGTGTTCCATATTTAGCACCTCCTACTCTGTTAT